CCAGGCTTTGGTCCGTGGTCACTACTACCAGAACACCGCTCAGGAAACTCTGACGGTTACGGCGGCTGACCTAACCAATCCACGCATTGACACTGTGGTGTTGGAGCTAGACCCCTCAGCTAACAGCATTGTGCTAAAGGTAATTGCGGGTAGCCCAGCGGTTGCCCCAGCGCCTCAGCCACTAGTTCAGACTGATGCTGGTGTTTACCAGGTCAAGCTGGCAGAGGTCTTGATTGATGCCGCCGCTACTACCATTGCGGCAGGTAAGGTCACTGACTCCAGGACTTACATTGAGACACTAACTGGGACTCTGAATGGCTCACAGATTACTGGTGAGATTACTGTTGCCACCATTGACGGTGACAGAATCATCAATAACATTGACACGGCTACTATTGGCCAGAGCAATGTGACTGACCTAGTAAGTGACCTGGCAGACATCACGGCTAGCATCTCTAACCCATTGGCCAGCTTTGTCACAGATGCAACCACAGCCAGGACACTAACCTCTAGCGACATGGGTAAGACCATCAGGTTTACCAGCGGCTCTGCTACAGTAGTCACAGTAGATGCCAGCACAGATTTTACAGTTGGAGCCAGGGTGGACATCATTGCAGAGGGCTCAAGTGAGCTGACAGTTTTGGCCAGCGGCGCAACTGTCGCTGGAGCAGAAACTTCAACAACATCAGGTAGCTTTACAATTGGCTTGCAATACTCAGCGGCAACTCTGCTTTGTGTGGCAACTGACAGCTATCTACTAATCGGAAATGTGGCGGTGGTCTAATGAGCTTTACACTTTTAGGAATCCTACAAAGCCAGGCGGCTGGTGGGGCAGTGGGTGGTGGTTATGACTTTTTGGAAAGCATTACCCTATCAAGCAGTGGAAGCATAGATTTCACAGGGCTTGATAGTTACTCTGGTTATAATCATTTTCAAATTAGGGGCACAATTAGGGGCCCTGGTGGTTCTATTACCACATCACCCGCACTTAGAGTGAATAACGATAGCGGAAATAATTACTCATGGCATTACATGAGAACTGGTAAATTTGGTGGAACAACTGAAAATACCTCAGGGGCAGCATCTTCATCCAGTTATGTATTTCTTGGCACAGCCTATGATGGCGGTGCTACCGCAAACCTTTTTTCACCGATAGTCATTGACATTGCAGATGCACTGTCTAATTCAAAAAACAAAACTCTAAGGTATTTCAGCGGCTTTGATGAAAGAATAATTGGCGCAACGCCCCCCTATGCCAGAGTTCACTTTGGAAGCGCCGCCTGGTATAACACAAACCCTGTGACAACTATTTCTATCCTTAGCGCGGCGGCTGGGTCACGATTTTCTTTATACGGGAGGGCATGATGGCTACACCAACTTATGATTTGATTGATTCTGTAACGCTGACAGGCACATCTACAGGTGTAACTTTTAGCGGCTTAGGTAGTTATGACTATCAAGACCTTATTGTCGTAATTAGCCCAAAGCTTTCTATAGCAACTGTTAGATACTTATGGTGTCGCATAAATGGTGATACTGGTTCAAGTTATCAAATGACATTTGGTAGAGGTTACGGCTCAAATGTTGATAGCAATGTGTTCCAAACTACTTCCATGAATTTTGACAATGGCGGCCAGTTTGATGATTCTTTTGATTCTATTTTTATCTGGCAATTTTTTGACTACAAAAGAACTGATAGGCCCAAGCATGTTCTTTTTAGAGGCAATGATGAAAGCAGGTTTGCAAGCTTTGGCATTGGAAAATGGACTAGCAACTCTGCCATTACCCAGCTGGAATTTACAGCAGAGGGAACAAATTTTGCGGCTGATAGCACATTTAAAATTTTTGGGGTGGTAGCATAATGGCAATTGAACTAATTGAAACAGTAGAACTTAGCGCTAGTGGCACAGCATCAATAATAAACATCCCACAGGACGGCAAAGATTTATTGCTAATAGTCAATGACAGACGAGATTCTAGCGGCATCCAGCAAGAAATTAGATTCAATGCAGATGCAACTTCTGGAGCCTATAATGCCATCAGTTATAGGGGCAATGGGGGATTTGTAGAATCAATTGATGATTCTGACAGCGCAATGAAATGGCTTACATCAAGCAATAGTTACACCGCTAACACATTTGGAAATGCTGAATTATACATTTCTGATTACACCAGAGCACAACATAAAACAGTCTCTATAAATGCCGTTTCAGAAACTAATGCCTCAACCGCTTACCAAATTCAAAGAGCCGCTGTTTGGCAAAACACCGCCGCAATAAATAGAATTGATGTTTTGCAAACAATGACAGCTGGGTCAATAGTGTCCCTATACAAAATCTCCTAAGCAAGAAAAGGTAGAAAAAATCATGGATAAATTAGTAAAGACAGTGATTGATTTGTCAAAGCCAAAAGGCCAGCGAGAATCAATCATTCCCCTAACCGCTGAGGAAATTGCAGAAATTGAGGCAATGGAGATTCAGGCGGCTGAGGAACAGGCTCAGCGTGAGGCTGAGGAACAGGCTAGGGCAGATGCAAAGGCATCAGCACTAGCAAAATTAGAGGCCCTTGGTCTTACCCAGGATGAAGCCCTAGCGATTGTGGGTGGATAATGGCTGTAGTAAGCACAGGCGTAACTGTAGGAACATCAATTACCCCAGTATCAGCGGCAACGGCAGGCACTTATGACTATGAGCGCTATGTCTATTGCCAGTCAGGCACTGAGGGAGCCGCAACCTATGTGGGCGGGGCTGATGTTTCAGCCGCCACTGGCATCTTGCTAAGTGAAACCAACAACGCTGTATTTGAACTGAAATCAGATGATGTGCTTTACGCTATCTCTGACACAGTTGGAGCAGTAGTCAAGGTTGTAGAGGTCAAGTAATGACTGACCAGCCAGTCACCCAGAAAAGCACTCAGTCACAGCTACTCTGGGCCCTGGTTCAGGACATGGCTGAAATTAAGGCCACCATCAAAATGGTCCAGGACCATGAGGAAAGAATCAGGGAGCTAGAGAAAGCCAGGTGGCAGACCGCCTGGATTACAGCTCTGGCCAGTGCAAGCGCTACCGCATTAGTGGTGGCGTTTGTTACTACCGCTTTAGGAACCTGATGCCTTACTACATTTCCAACGACACAGACCTAACTGGTTGCCCCAGGTGGGCCGTGGTCAAGGAAGATGGCGAGACCCTGGCATGTCACAGGCTAAAGTCTGATGCAATAGCTCAGATGGTTGCTGTGAGCCGTGCTGAGAACCTAGCCCCTGGCGGCGATTGGGAGAATAGGAATAATAATGGCGAGTAAAAAACGCTCCAAGTCACATGAGCCTGAAATGGTTGATGACCTGATGGAAGATGTCACTGAACCCACACTAGAGACAGTGGAATTGCCACTGACCTATCTGGTCAAGGATGGAGAGAACATCCTTACAGTGGCTGAAAAGTTCAAGCCAGCTGATGTAAGCCGTGCTGACTATGCCAAGACACTTGCCAATCTCAATGGCACAGTTACTCCAGGCAGAGTAGTTCGCCTTGGCTAATTGGCAACACCCTTTCCCTAAAAACACCATCACCAGCAAGTTTGGAACCATGGTGAGGCGCACATCTCCACACCGTGGGACAGATTATGCGCCAGGTCCTAAAGAGCTCATCCCCGCTGTCACTGACGGTGAGTGTGTGGATGTCACCTGGTCCAACTGTTTGGGCTGGGTGATGATTCAGAAAGCATCTACAGGCAAGCACTACATTGGCTATTGCCACCTTAGCTGTGCCAAGCATGGCATTGACTGTAAAGGCCCTGTGGACCATCCTGACGGCTCTACTTGCATGGTAAGGCTAAAGCCAGGTGACCAGCTAAAGATGGGTGACCCAGCTGGGCGAGTGGGTAACACAGGCCGTTGTAGCCGTGGAGCTCACCTCCATCTCACGCTAGGCACATCTAAAAAGTCCCCGTTTTATGGCAGAGTTTATGACATTGCCAAGTTCATAGATAGGCAGACAGATGGCATACAAAGACAAAAAGAAACCAGGAAAGAAAAAGCCAAGAAAGTAGTCTCATGTCCTACTTGCAAACGGCCACTATAAAGCGCTGGGCTAAGTCCCTTATTGACGGTGCTTTCTTTTTGGGCGGCGAGTCTAAGGCCCGCTCAGACAACTGGAAGTTTAGGCGGCGGCTAATCTATGGCGCTTACCGCCTGAGCGTGGCCATGATAGTCTTTGGCGCAGTGACCTTTTTCTGGGACACTGGAGTAAGCAACAACCTGGTGACTGGTGGCATAGCGCTACTGACCATCATTGTGACGGCCTATACAGCCAGCGCAACCTATGAAGATGTAAAAAGAAACAGATTGGAAAAACATGACTATCCTGAGCCGTGAGTTCTGGAGCTACGCTGGAGAGCGGGCTATCAAAACCTTTGCACAGACCGCTATTGCCACCCTGGGTGGAGGCACTATTGGTGTGCTGGACATTGACTGGGTTGGCGTGAGTAGCGTTTCCGCTGGAGCCGCTGTCCTCTCAATCCTGACTAGCATTGTGGCTAAGTCCAAGTAAGACCACAGACAAAAAGAATCCCCCTGGCTACGGCTGGGGGGTCTTTTTTTTATGCCCTGGGGCGGCCTCTACCTCTGGCCCTAAGTTTCTGTCTTTCCCTGTGGGTCATGCCACCCCACAAACCATGCTGTTCCTCATTGACCAGCGCAAACTCTAAACAGAGGTCCCTGACTGGGCACTTACCGCATAGGCGCTTTGCCATGGTGTATTTATTTCCCAGGGGATTTTCCTCATCAGGAAACCAAGCATCAGGGTCTGATTCCCTACATGAAATTCTGACCTTGGCATCATCAATGGCATCATTCAGCTCATCCCACTTTTGCTTGGCCAGCCTACTTTGAAACATTGGAGCACCCCGCACAGATGTTCTCTGTGTTTGTTATTGCCCAACCAGAGGCCCAGGCATAGCGCATAGCTGAGGGGGCATCCATGGGCATGTCACCCGCTATGACCTCTGTAAGTCTCATTTTGCACCTGTCGCACTCCATCTCCCAAATGTCATCATCCCTTTTGTATAACATTGCACAATGTCCTTTCCGTGGTATAAGGTGCTCATTATGACACACCTTGAACCGTTAGAACAAATTGAGATAGCGCAACATCTGGGAACCTTTGAGAGTGGTTCACCAGAGTGGCATCAGCTACGCAATCAGGGCATTGGCGGGTCCCAAGTTGGGACTATTGCTGGCCTGAATAAGTGGGAGAGCGCCTACACCGCCTGGGCGAAATACACAGGCAAGATTGACAGTGAGATAGCAGACTCACCAGCCATGGAATGGGGCCGCCGCTTAGAGGCAGTGGTCCTGGGCAAACTGATTGATGAGCACCCAGAGCTAGAGGTCATCCCTGAGGTTGGCACTTGGCAGAACCTGGAGCGCCCTTACCAAATCGCTAACCCAGATGCCATAGCAACTGATGAGCATGGCAACCTGGTGGTCATAGAAATCAAAACAGCCCGCTTTCCAGATGACTGGAGTGAGGGAGTGCCGCTGTATTACCTGACACAGGTCCAGTGGTATCTCAGCACCCTGGGAATCCAGAGAGCTATTCTGGCTGTCCTCATTGGTGGCTCTGACTACCGTGAGTTTCAGATTGAGGCTGACCACTTTCAGCAACAGGCTGACATTGCCCTGGTGGAGCGATTCCTGGAGGCAGTAGAGAATGACCAAGCTCCAGACTGGGATGGCTCAGAGAGCACCTATGAGACCGTGAGAAAGATGCACCCTGAAATTCAGGATGATGAGGTTGAGCTAGGTGACCTTGGCGCTCAGGCGCTCGCCGCCCTACAAAAAGAATCTGAGGCAAAGGCTGAGGCGTTGAAAGTCAAAAGCCAGGTGTTAGATAAGATGGGACTTGCTAAGCGTGGTCTGGTTGATGGCCAGCATGTGTTTAGCAGGCAAGCCAGAGGGACTGGCTCGCCGTTTCTAGTAACAAAGAAAGGACAATAAATGGAACCGCAGGACCTAAAGATTGGTGACATTGTGGACCTAACCATCAGGCGTGAGCCTGAGAACACTTACATTGTGGGTGAGGTCCAGGGTGTGCGCCAGGACTATTTCAAGGCTGACCAGGTAGCTATCCTGGTAGCAGGGATAGACCTTTGGCTGACCCTGACTGACAATGTGGATGTGAGGTTGGCAGACCATGGCTGATTACAAAGGGCCCCTGGACTACATTGATGTAGCAACCAGGATTATAGAGTTCAGGGAAAAGTTCCCTCAGGGCTCACTGACCCAGGTTGATTTACAGTTCATTTCCTTTGGTGGTAAGGACTGGGTGGTTTACACAGCCGCCGCTTACCGCTCACCTGATGACCAACAGCCAGGCATTGGAACAGCCTGGGAGCCCGTGCCTGGTCCAACCAGGTTCACCAAAGACTCAGAGGTTCAGAACGCTGAGACAGCGGCCTGGGGCCGTGCCATGGTTGCGGCGCTCGCCGTTGACACTAAGAAAGGCATAGCCAGTTCAGAGGAAGTTAGGAACCGACAGGTTGAAATGCGTGACTTTGTAGCTGAGGCCGCCAAGGCCAAGGATGTAGATGACCTACGCCGCATTTACAACGAAGCCCGCCAGAGTAATGTTCACAAAGACATCCTGGCATCTATAACCGCACTGGCTGATGGACTTTCAGAGTAGGAAAATCCTCATAGCCGCAATAGTGGAAAAGAGGGAGCTGGTCCAAATGCTTTACGACTATGGCCGCCAGGATGAGGGTCTAGGCGAATACATGGAACTAAGGCGTTTGGGCGGCATCCTGAGAAAGGCAATAAATGGAGACCCCAGGACAGATAATCAAGGAACTGGAGAGGATTCGCCAACAGAGTGAGAAAGGCATTGACCTACTCGCTCAGGCAGAGACCAAGTATTTAGAGCTGGAGGCAGAGGCAGACAAACTGGAGTATTCAGAGCTGTTGAAAGCCCAAGGCACAGTAGTTGACCGCCAGGCTGTAGCCAAGCTAAAGAGCGCTGATGCTCGCTTTCAGGCTGACCTGGCAAAGGTAGAGATAAACAGAATCAAGTCAAAAATCAAACACCTCAGTGAGTCCCTCATGGCTGTCATGGCCGCAGGCAAGCTGGTAGAGATGGAATGGAGGACCACTAGATGATTAGGTGGTTTAGGGAGTGGATGGAAGCCCGCAGGGAGCGCAAAGTCTTTGAGGCGCTCTGGATGCTTGCTGAGATGGAAAACGGGGGGCCAGATTGTCCCCTATGTGATGACAGCCCACAGGCTTGCATTTGTGATGACGGCATAGATTGTGACTAAGAAAGAGTTTGCCAAGTTCTTAGCCAGGGACCGCCATTGCTACCACTGTGGCATTGATGATGAGACTTTAGTGCCCCAACACAGGCGCAATAGAGGCATGGGAGGCTCTAGGATGCTTTCTAACGCCAGCAACATAGTTGTCGTGTGTAGTCACTCCAACGGGATGTTTGAAAGCTCTGAGGCGGCATCTAAGGCCGCACAGCGTTATGGGTGGAAATTGAGGGCAGGCCAGGACCCGCTGACAACACCAGTGTTTGATGCCTATGAGGGTGTCTGGTATTACCTAGATGATGAGTTTGGGAAAAGACTAATCCCCCCAGCTAAAAGCCAGGGGGACTAGGAGCGAAAGGACAAACTTGCGCTTCAGAAAGGAGGACCGTGCCCAAGGGGAACAATGCTCTATGACTAAGATACACAAAAGGACAAACAAAGGAATAAGACATGCCGCTAATTAGAGGAAAACATAATTTTGATGGGCAGTTCACCCAGATACCAAATAACTGGGTCAGGGACAGCCGCCTAACACTCAAAGCCAGGGGCCTGATGGCGCTACTGATGAGTCACAGCCCAGGATGGTCTGTAAGCATCAACAGCCTCATTGAGGAAAACTTGGAGGGCCGTGATGCACTCAAAGCCGCAGTGAGCGAGCTAGAGGAATTTGGCTACTTGAAAAGAGAGCAGTCCAGGGAGGATGGCAAGTTTTCTGAGGCCGTGTGGACTACTCAATCACCGTGGGTGGGAAAACCGTTGACGGAAAAACCGTTGACGGATAAACCGTTGACGGATAATCCGCACCCTAAGAATACTATTACTAAGAATACAAGTAATAAGAATAAAAGAGAGGGCGCTGGCGCTACTCGCCTCCCCAAAGATTGGAAGCCAACTGAGGACACGCTGGCTGTCATGTCAGAGCACTTCCCCTGGGTGGACATAAAGTTGGAAACTCATAAGTTCACGGATTACTGGCAAGCCGCCACCAAGAACGCTATGAAAAAGGACTGGGATGCCGCCTACCGCAACTGGGTAAGGCGAGCGGCTGAATGGTCCAAACCAGAACCGAAAAGGACAAAGCACAAATTCAAGGTGGAGGACTAAATGAACCCTGAGGCCGCAATTATTGGAGGGGTCCTACTAAGCCAGGGCCAAGCACTAGATGAGCTCACCCTGTCACCAGATGAGTTCAATGACCCGCACCTAGCCAAGGTCTTTATGGCAATGAGGGAGATGCGGCAAAAGCATGAACCCATTGACCCAATCACAGTAGGGGCCAGATTGCCTGATGTGGCCATGAAGCTATGGGACTGGCAGAATGAGGTCCCCACAGCTAACAACATAAGTTTCTACGCCAGCATGGTCAGGGACAACGCCATTAGGCGCAACCTTGGGTTTACCGCTCAGAGGCTGTTGAGCAAGTCACAGGATGAGGACCTAGATGCTCTCATTGACACAGCCAGGCGAGAACTAGGCGAAATGGTGGAGCGGCGCACAGATGGCCGCATTGAATACATCAGTCACCTGGCACTGAACCACCTGGACAACCTGAACCAGCCCAGGACCTACATGCTTAGTCCATGGAAGCTACTCAATAGCGCCATTCAGGGATTCCGTCCTGGAGCCATGTATGTAATCGGCGCTCGCCCTGGTGTGGGTAAGACCGTGGCGGGGCTCCAGATTGCTTACTTCCTGAGCCACAGAGGACCTGTCTCATTCCACAGCTTGGAGATGAGCAAGAATGAGCTGATGAACCGCCTGTATTCCATGACCTCCAGCGTTTACCTGGGCAACATTGAGAAAGGCAAGCTCAGCGAGTATGACTGGAAAAAGCTGGCTGAGGCAAAGGATGAGCTTGCTTGCTCCAACCTAGCGATTATTGACAAAGGCGGGCAGACCATCAACGACATCAGGGCACACGCCAGAACGCTCCAACAGAACGGCGGCCTGAGCGCCATAGTGGTTGATTACCTGGGACTAATCCGTGACACCGTGCCAGGCAGAAAACGCTATGAAGCGGTGACAGAGTATTCCGTGGCCCTAAAGACCATGGCCAGGGAGTTTGAGGTTCCTGTAATCGCTCTAGCCCAGCTGAACAGAAACAGTGAGGGCCGCCTGGACAAAACACCACAGCTTTCAGACCTCAGAGACTCAGGGGCGATTGAGCAAGATGCTGATGTGGTCATGTTGCTGTCCAGATACCAGAAACAGTCTGACAGGGAATTTGAGATGACAGGTTTCACCATAGATGTGGCCAAGAACCGCCATGGCATTACAGGGGAAATTGACATGGTGTTCAACGGTGGCTGTGCTAGGGTGGATGAGCCAGCTGAAACAGCTGGTAAGTAAATAATGGAGAAAGAGGCCGTAATGGCAAAGATACAAATAACTGGAGCAACCGTTGACCGCCTACTTAGCGATAAAGGGCTAGCAGTGTCAACCACTTACACCAAAAAAGATGGCGAGCAGGGGACTGAAAAATACACAGTCTGGACTGACCCAACTGGTTACAATGTGGGCGATACCGTGAATGTTGTTGGCAACCTATCAGTCCGTGTGGATGAGTTTGATGGAGACAATGGCAAGGTTCACTATGCCAGAATCAATGTCAACCAGCCACAGGTTGAAAAGGCTGAACAGGACATGCCTTTCTAATGAAAGCAATAATCTACGCATTGGTGTTTGGAGTTTTTCTTGGTTTGCTCAGCACAGATGCGACTAACCCCTGGCTAAAAGTCCCTGGTTACATCCTGGCCGCATGGATGTTCCTAGCCGCAATTATCCAGGCATTTAGGCTCTCCAAAGAGGGTGAGTAAAACCGCAGTTGAGCTCTGGGTGAGTGGGATTGAACCCGCTCCCCAGGGCTCTAAGCGTTATGTGGGCGGGAACCGTGCCAGTGGGGGCAGGTTCATAGAGGCCAGCAAAAAGCTAGAGCCATTTCGCCAAGCAATAGGCCAGGCAGTCATAGCGCACATGGCCAAGACAGATGACCCCACACCATTCACAGAGCCAGTAGAGGTCACAGCTACCTTTGTGCTACCCAAGCCCAAGACAGTCAAGCGGGCCTGGCCCTCAGTGATGCCTGACCTGGATAAGCTCCAGAGGGCTCTAGGGGACTCCATTTCCTTGGACAAGTATTGTGACGGCAACCCCCTACTCAAAGATGATGCCCTGATTGTGACCTGGCATGCCCAAAAGGTTTATGGACCTCCAGATGAGATAGGTGTCTATTTCATGGTCCAGGAAATTGAGCTCCCCTGGCATCTAATTTAGACACGCCAGAAAAATGTCCTTGACAAAAACTTGCACACTCATGCTAAAATGTTTCACATGAGGTCAAGGTGGTCTCATGGCAGTAAGGACAAAGGACAAACAGATGACACAGCTAGCCGCTCTATACGCCAATAACAAAGGCAACAAAGTTATTGAGGTGCTGGGAGAGCATGAGCACCAAGAAATTTACCCTAACCAGACGGTCAAGTATTATGATGCCCTGCTCTGGATAAATGGAGTTTCTGATGGCCTAATTTACATTAGCGCTGGTCAGGTCAAAAAGAACTACCCTAACTTCCGTGGCATTGCCAAGGCAACAGATAGAAGCAAGCTCTAATGACCATCACAATCCGCAGAACCCTAGCGGTGGCCCTAGCGGTCACCCTAGGGGCCCTAGTGGCTATCTATGAGCCACACCGCTACTTCCTGGCCGCAGTCTGGCCAATCCTCACAGACCTATTCCTAGCAAGCTAGAAAGGACAGGCAATGACAACCAAAGTAACCACAGAGCTCCAGGTCAATGGCCGCCATGTAGAGCCAGGCACAGAGCTGAGCATCAAGAATGAGCGTGGCCGCTACCGCTTTATCAAGCATGTAGCTACAGCCACCACTGAATGGATTGATGTCTGGGGTGGCCCCAGTGGCCGTGAGCAGATGCGCTCATTTCGCCCAGACAGAATCAAGACGGTTCACTATGTCAATAAGACAGGCAAGAACCTACTGGCAGAGAGGAAAGCACATGCCTAGACCACCCGCAGGCGCACAGAACGCCGCTAAGAGGGCACTGGCCTGGGTAGAGGCTGGCTTTGGTGGGGCTAACCTCACCAGGGTTGGACTCGCCAGGGCAAACCAACTAGCCAAAGGTAGCAACATCTCAGATGAGACCATTGGCAGGATGCGGTCTTACTTTGGCCGCCACAGCAACTACCGCTCCACCAAGTATGAAATCCAGGACGGCAAGCCAACACCATGGAGGGTTGCCTGGGACCTCTGGGGCGGGGATGCTGGCCGCAGTTGGGTAGAGCAGAAAAGGTTTGACAGATGAACTGGAGAGAACTGAAATACCGCATAGCTGATTACCTTTTTGAGTATGAGCTAGATGAAGCTTTCCGCTTAGGTGTTCAAGAGGGCAGGCGCAACCTGTCATCTCAAATCAAAGTGGAGATGGAATACAAAAAGACCAGGGCTCTGGAAACAGGGCTCACCAAAACCCAGGCGATTGGTTGGGACCGTTGTATGGAGGTAGTAAATGCAAACACCAAGTAGTGTGCCCGCAGATGTAGCCGCAGAGCACTATGTAGATGGGTTCAGGCGGGGTGAACTGGCAGAGCGCCAGAGAGTCCTCAGAATCCTAAAGGCTGAGATTGAGACAACCAGCAACCTGGCTCACAAGAACGGGATTGAGCACTCCAGGGAGCATGCCGCAGTCATGGTAAAGCTAGGACTGTTATTTGAGATGGTGGCTAACTGATGGAGGTCAAGGTCTATACCCTTAGTGCCTGTGTCCAATGTGACAGCACCAAGCGGTTCCTGGACAAACACCTCATCCAGTATGAGGAAGTCAGTCTGAACCGCTCACCCAAGGCCAGGGAGCGTGTGCAAGAACTTGGCTACAGCCAGGCCCCAGTCATTGAGGCAGGGGACCAGCACTGGTCAGGCTTTCGCCTGGAGCGGTTGCAGGGCATTGTCAACGCAATCCATGGAAAGGAAAGCAAACAATGACTACGGAAACACTAAGAGATTGGGCCTTTGGAATTGAAAGAGGAACAGCACCTAGTTATGGGCGGTTTGTCATTTCTTTTGCAAAGTGGAGATGGGAAATTTCCATAAAAAAACGCACTGAGCATGAGATGGCTTATGGCTTTGTAATTTTTTATGACTACGGCTGGAAATGGCAGATACTACATGGCTCAGATTACTGGGGAAATTAGTAAATGAGATTTTGTGTCACGGGTTGCACCATCCAGGGTGAGGCCGTAGAGGCCACTCACGGCTATCTATGTTCTAATTGCTATGACAACCTTAGGTGGGCCCTACAAAAGGCTCCAGCGGCCTTACAGCACCTTAGAGAGGTGTATGTGTTGCGACCCTCTGTAGAAATGGATGGGACTAAGCCAATCAAGCGTGACCCACCAGCGCCATTCAACCTGGATGCCTGGCAGATAGCAGAGGAAATGTGGCAAGCAATAACGGGTGACTACATTCCCCTGGATTGGAACCACCTGGTCGTGTATAGCAATGCCTGGGATGAGTGCCAGAGCCGCCATCAGAAAATAGATGAGCTGAGCAACCGCAAAGAGATTACTTACCTGATGCCCTTGGTAAAGCTCACCAGGCTAGCCCTATACCGCTATCCCCTGGAGGAACGGGCCAGGCCAACACTGTTGCCATGCCCAGAGTGTGACCAGCGCACCATCTACCAGCCACCAGCTGAGTTTGGTGACAGCCTGGAGGTCAAGTGCCAGAATTGCGGGTTCACCATCCCGCCAGAAAAGATGGAGTTTTACGCCAACCTGGCAGAGAGGGAGAGAGATGCCCACTTATGAATACAGGTGCAAAGAGTGTTCACAGACAGTGAGCGTGAACCACAGCATGAGCGAAGTCAAGGTCCCAGAGTGCCTAAAGTGTGGCACTACCATGACCAGGGTTTATGACTTTATGAAAGTCCAATTCAAGGGCTCAGGTTTCTACAGCAACGACAAGAAAGAGACAAATGGGTAAGCCACTAACTATCAATGAAGCCGCCTACCTGGCGAAACGCTCCAGGCGCACTATCTACAACTGGATTGAGTGGGGAGCACTTAGCCGCACCAGCCGCTACATAGATTCTGATGAGCTATTCAAGGTGGAAGCCACCATGAGCAAGCGCATTGGGAGACCCAAGAAAAACCTTTCAAACCTTGCACAGGGGGAGTGATACAATGTTAGAGGGACTAAAGCCGCCACCAAACAAAGTTTATTATTGCCGTGTTAGCCAGGTATTAGCTGAGCTAGACCAGGCAGACCAGGAAATTCTGGACCAGGCCATAGCTGACTACCGTAGTTGGCCAGCCAAGACATTACAGAAAGCCCTCAGAGAGCGTGGACTGACCTTGGCTGACACCACAATTACAAAGCACCGCAATCAGCTGTGTGCATGTGCTAAGGATGACTGATGCTAGAAAACCTGAACACGGCTAAAAAGATAGAGAACAGCCCCTTTGGAACGCCCTCAGTTATCATTGACGGCTCCACTGGTGAGGCAGTAACACCTGGTCTAGTAGAGGGCCAGGACTATTCAGAATTTCTTAGGGATGCTGGACTAGACCCTGACAGGGTAGAGCTCACAGCACCACCAAGAATCAGCCGTTGGCAGGTTTATGACGGGTCTTGGAGAACGGCCTACAAACTGGTCTTTAGGGTGAATGAGGGGGAGGCGCTAAACCTCCCACTACTTTATGCCCAGGCAAAGAAAGCCAAAGCACCCAAGCCGCCAACAAAAACAAACAAAGACAAAGCCCTAGTAATTGCTTGGTCAGACCTACAGATAGGTAAGGCAGATAGCAGGGGTGGAGTCAAAGAGCTCATAGAGCGAGTGAACGCAACCAGGGACAGATTGATTGACCTGGTAAAGCGTGAGAAACCAACCCGTTGCGTGTTCGCAGATGTCGGGGACCTCATTGAGGGATTCACCTCAGCGCAGGACAGTCAACAGCTCGCCACTAACCAGCTCAGTATCCAGGGCCAGATTGACCTGGCTACAACCATGATTTGGGACACTCTCAAAGCCCTCTCAGCGCACTGTGATGACATTGCCTATCTGACCGTTGGTTCAAACCACTGTCAGTGGCGTGTAAACAAACAAAAAGTAGGCACAGGCCTAGATGACTGGGGTGTTCACATTGGCAGGACATTGGCCCGCCTCAGTGGTGAGGTTGGGCTACCAGTCAAGTTTTATGAGCCCGCACAGTGGGATGAGTCCCTGGTGCATGATGTCTTTGGTGACAACTTCCACCGCATAGGACTATTCCACGGCCACCAGGCTAACCGCCCAGAGGGAATCCCCAAGTGGATTGAGGGACAGATGCTAGGCAACCAGCCAGTGTCTGCCGCAACACTATTTCTTAGCGGTCACTTTCATCACCTCAGGGTCCAGGAACATGGCAACACAGAGCGTGGAACTAGCCGTTACTGGGTCCAGGCCAAGACATTAGATGCTGGCAGTTCCTGGTTCAGACTGAACGCTGGGCATGACTCAGACACTGGGCTAGTGGTAATCCCACTGACCAAGGGCGTGGAGTTCCAGGGTGAGGTCAAGGTCCTCTGATGCCTTGGGAGTCAAGCCGCCGCAGAAAAGACCCCCCTGGTTGGGGCAAGCTAAGGCAGGCAGTAATACAGAGAGCAATGGGACAGTGTGAATACACCCCCCCCACCTCTGCCTCCCCAGGTAACCCCCAGCGCTGTGGCTTTCCAGGAACAGATGTTGACCACATAATCAATGTGGCCCAGGGTGGAGGCAATGACCTCCCCAACCTACAGCTGTTATGCCCCTGGCATCACAAGCAAAAGACACAGCAAGAAGCAAGGGCCGCCCGCACCTACAGGACTGAGCGCAGACCTAAAGAGAAACATCCAGGCATCATAGATACAGATAACTAAACACCCTGGGGTATCCCTGGGGGTCCCTGCCCCCCTCTTATCCCCCCGATAGTCCCCCGTTATCCCCCCGCCCAAAAAACAGGCGGTATCCCAGAGCTCCCACAGAGCCAGGAACTAGAGGGTGTGACACGGCTGGGGTTCAGACAGCATTTGACCTGGGGGGCAACCCCTCCCCCCGCCCCCCTCCAAGAGCGGAGAGGTGCTGTGGTTATTTCTGTGTGCAAAATAGAGACCTTTGACCCCCGCAAATACGGGGCTGTCAGATAGATGTTGCACCTTGCCCCCAGGCAGATGTAACGATAAACTAGGCACATGTATAAGTGTCAGGTCTGTGGTAGCCAGGTTCACCCTGGTAGCCGTGGCCGCAAACCCAAGTTTTGTGGGACCAGGTGTAGAGTCAAATCTCACCGTGGACACCACATCCCAATAGAGCTGAGGCAGTTGCCCCGCTGGATTAGGCATAGCCGCAAAGTGCCCATCACAGTGACAGGCCAACCAGCCAGTTCTACAAACCCCGCTACCTGGAGTGACTACCAGACCGCACTGGCCGCAACGGCTGGAGATGGACTGGGCTTTGTTCTCAACGGTGACGGGATTGTGTGCATTGACCTAGACCATTGCTTTGATGGCAGGCCAAGCCCTGAGGCACAGTCAGTGATTGACTCACTACCAGAGACCTACATAGAGGTCAGCCCCAGCGGCACGGGCCTACACATTTGGGGTTATGCCGCCCTGGAAAAGGGCAGGCGCTTTAGCCGTAACGGCCTTAGCGTTGAGATTTACCCCAATGGCCGTTATCTGACGGTGACAGGCAAGGCGCTACAGCGCTCTAGCTTTGCACACTTAGACTTATCCCACTTATTAGCGAAAAGCTAACAGTCCGAAATGGAGACAACATGGCAATGGCAGGCAGAAAGCCCGCAGACAGGCCAACAGTAACCAGGCACAAGCCCACTGTTGACTGGACTGAGGTAGTAAATGTGCCCTATGACGGGGACAGGCCAGAGCTCCCAACATCCCGACAGGTGATGAACCCTAAAGGTGAGCTCCAGGAATGGCCGCTAGAAAAGCGCACCTTGGATTGGTGGCAGGCTGTCAGCACTATGCCGCACTGTGTATTGTGGTCAAAGTCAGACTGGATGTTTGCGGTGGACACGGCTATGGTCCATGCTGATGCCGCACATGGCAAGACAACAGCCATGGCAGAGCTCAGGATGCGGGAAAAGATTATGGGAACAACGGTGGATGCCCGCCGTGACCTGAGAATCCGATACATAGACCCAGAGCCAGATGCTCCAGAGATAGCAGTGGTGGCAAACTTTAGCGAGCGCCGCCAGAAACTGTTGGATGCGTGAGCAGGTCAAAGCAAGCACCCATGACAGAAACAGGTCACTGGGCTGGTTAGCTATTTGGTGGATTGAGACATTCTGTGTTCACGGTCCTGGAGATGTCCAGGGTCAGCCCGTGGAGCTAGATGAGGAATTCGCCGCATTTATTCTTGACTGTTACGCCCTAGAGGAATCAGGCCGCCGTAACTATGACTCAGCCTTTATTAGCCGTGCCAAGGGCCGTGCTAAAAGTGAGCTAGCAGGATTCATAACTTTGTTTGAGGCAATGGGGCCAGCAAGGTTTGATGGCTGGGCACAGGGCGGGGAGACCTATGAGCGTGAGGGTTTCACTTACACCTACCAGGCTGGAGAGCCGCTAGGTAAGCCCATCACAGCTCCCGTGATTCGCTGTCTGGCCACAGAGGAAGGTCAGGCTGGAAACACCTATGACAATGTTTATTTCAACCTTACAGAGGGGCCACTAGGCAACGGGCTCCCTAGAGATGCCGCTGGATTGACCAGAATCTTTCTACCTGGCGGCGGCGAGATTATTCCAAGCACCGCCAGCAACAGCTCCAAGGATGGCGGCAAGGAAACTTTTGTGGTCTTTGATGAGACCCACCTTTATACAACCAGGGAACTCAAACGGATGTATGACACCGTGAGGCGTAACCTGGCAAAGCGTAAAGCCGCAGAGCCCTGGTCACTGGAGACCAGCACCATGTATCTGCCAGGTGAAAAATCTGTAGCAGAGGAAACTCACGATTTGGCCAAGCTAATCCGTGAGGGCAAAGCTAAAATCCAACGCACCCTGTTTGACCACAGGGAGGCAGACCCAGACATAGACCTCACGGACCCTGAGGCGGTCCGTGGCGGCCTTAGAGAGGCCTATGGTCCCTTTGCCCAGGTCATGGACATTGAACGCCTTATAGCGGAATTTTACGACCCACGCAATGACCCGCAGGATTCACGCCGCTACTATTTCAACCAGCCCACATCTTCCAAAGATGCCTGGGTCAGCTCACCTGAGTGGATGGCATGTGCCGCTACAAAAGAGGTGGCTAAGGGTGATGAGATAACCCTGGGCTTTGATGGCTCCAGGAAACGAACCAGAGGCGTAACAGATGCCACGGCCTTGATTGGCTGTAGGGTCGCTGACGGCCATTTATTTGAAATCAAGGTCTGGGAACAGCCAGATGGTCCCGCAGGTGAGGGATGGGAAGTCCCAATCACTGAGGTGGACTACCAGGTTAGACAGGCCTTTGAGACCTACAATGTAGTGGGCATGTTTGCTGACCCAGCAAAGTGGGAAAGCTACATAGCCCAGTGGGAAGCTGACTTTGGCAAAAAGCTAAAAGTCAAGTCAACCCAACAGCACCCCATTGAATGGTGGATGACTGGAAATAGAAGCTACTTGGTTGTCAGAGCCTTGGAGCAATTCCAGAACGCTGTCCTAGACAAAGAGCTCACATTTGAGGGGCTCGCACTGTCAAGACATGTGCTCAACGCCCGCCGCCGTATTGGCCGCTCAGGCGTTAGTATTGCAAAAGAGCACCCAGAGTCACCCAATAAGATTGATGCCGCAGTTGCGGCGGTCCTGGCCTACCAGGCAAGACTACAGGCCCTCTCAAAGGGAGAGGCCACCAAGACAACATTTGTGCCCCGCCGCATAAGATAGGAATTTGAATGGCTACCCAGCTCAATAGCTCACAAATGAGCATGCTCAAAGCCCTAGCCAAAGAGCAAGCGCACTACAACCTACTAGAGCGCTACTATGATGGTGATGCCCCACTACCAGAGGGAGCAGAGGGTCAGTCCAGGGCCTACAGGAAGTTTCAGAAAAAGTCACGCCTAAACATGGCTCAGCTTTCTGTTGCCGCTGTGCGTGAGAGAATGAGGATTGGCGGTTTCCGCACTGGAGCTGCAGATGATGAAAATGGTGATGATGAAGCTCGCCGCCTCTGGAAAGCAAACCACCTAGATGTTTACAGCGCAGACCTACACACCAACTTTCTAAAGTTTGGCCACGCCTATGCCATTGTGGGCATGAAGCAAGGCCGTGAATACCCATTGGTCACTGTTGAGGACCCACGCCAGGTTTATTGTGAGGTAAGCCCAGAGGACCCAAGTGATGTCCTAGCGGCAGTCAAGGTCTGGAGCGAATACGGCCAGCACCATGCTTATTACTACTACTCAGATGAAATCCTGGTATTTAGAAAGCCTGGAGACACCAGCCCCTATGACACTGATGGCTGGATGTTTGATGAGGAAGCCAGCGCACCTAACCCACTAGGTGAAGTGCCAGTGGTCAAGTTCACCAACGCTGATGGCCACGGTGAGTATGAGCCTTACTTGGACATCATTGACAGAATCAACCACATGATTCTACAGCGCCTAATCATTGCTACCACTCAGGCTTTCAAGCAAAAGTATGTCAAGGGTGACTTCCCAACACATGACCCTGACGGCAATGAGATTGACTACAACGGTCTTTTCCAGGGAGCCCCTGGTTCAATGTGGATTCTGCCACCAGATGCTGAGCTGGGCGAACTAGACCAGTCTGGCATCCAGGACATCATCAATGCTGTCCGTGCTGACATCCAAGACTTTGCGGCTGTCACCAGAACGCCTATGCACTACCTTTCCCCAGATGGCGCTAATCAAAGCGCAGAGGGAGCAGCGCTCGCCCGTGAGGGCCTAGTGTTCAAGACTGAGGACCGCATTGCCAGGGCAACTGTTGGCTGGTCCAAGGTTATGTCCCTGATGTTCAAGTGGATGGGTGACACAGAGCGGGCCACACTACTTGACCTGGAGCCACTGTGGAAGCCAGCTGAGCGCTACAGCCTCTCAGAGCGGGCAGATGCCAACACCAAGTTCCAGGACCTACCATTCAATAGCAGAATGAAGCTCATAGGTCAGTTCAGCCCAGCTGAGATTGCAGAGATGCAAGTTGAGAGAGCTGGAGAGCAGATTCTTACAGAGGCTCTCATTGGTGGACAGCCAGGTGAGGGCGAAGCTCAGGCCGCACCAACTACAGACCTTAGAGGGCAGGCTGAGGCGCTTGGAGCCTTTATCCGTGCTGGTGTAACACCTGATGATGCCGCCAGATTGGTTGGCCTAGATGAGGGCGTTGACTTTGTAGATGCAATGCCAGTTACCCTAAAGCCAAATCCACTGTTGGATGCTGAGGTAGAAAAGACACAATCTGAGGCTCAGTAATGGCCACTAAGAGAGAGCTGTTAGATGCTTACAACGCTCTAAGTGCAAGGCTAGTGAGAGGCACTGGGCAAAGGGCATCAGACCTATTTATTGGTTTAGGCTCATGGAGAGATTCTGACTTTGAACAGTTCTTGCAAGTCATTAGCCAGACTCTAAGCGGGGCCAGCTTACAAGCGGCCAGGTTGCAGGTGGCTTTCTACAAACAGATGGCTGAAATCTCTGGTGAGCGTTTCACCGCTCCAGACCTACGGCCACAGGACTTTTCCGTGGAGGCTCTAAGAAATGGAGCTCAGGCAACAGAGGTTTATAGGCGGCCATTTGTAGATGTCTATACAGCTCTCAGTGAGGGCAAACAGGTGACTCAGGCTATCAATGCAGGTGCTCAAAGAATTAGCTCCATAGCATCAACTGACATTCAGCTAGCTAGGCGCAATGCTGGGTTTCAAGCCAGGTCTCGCAATGACAGAATTGTGGGCTATGCCAGAACGCTTACTGGAGCTGAGAACTGTGCCCTTTGTTATGTAGCAAGCACACAGCGCTACACAAGGGGAGACCTGATGCCAATTCACCCTGGCTGTGACTGTGGCGAGATGCCAATTTATGGCAACCAAGACCCAGGCCAAGTCATAGATGAAGTAAGGCTAAATGCAACTCATGAGGCTGTAGAGCAAAGGTTTGGCATCTCAGACCCTGGAGCCAGAGAGCCAGACTATAGGCAGATAGCCATCAGAGAGCACGGCGAACTTGGCCCAATGCTTACCGTGGCAGACCAGAACTTCACTGGTCCTGGCGCAATTTAGATTTCAGCAAAAGCTGATTAGCTCGCAAAGAGCGCAACACCCCTATCCGAAATGGAGACAATAATGGCTGATTCTACAGACCAGATTGAAAACACAGAGGTTACAGAGGACACCACAGATGTGGTAGATACTGAGACCCCAGAGCTGTCCGAAACGGACAAGCTACAGGCAGAGGTTGACAAATGGAAGTCACTGAGCCGCAAAAATGAACAGCAAGCTAAAGCCAACCTGGCCGCCGCTAAAGAGCTAGAGGAAATCAAACAGTCTCAGCTAACCGATACTGAGAAACTGATAGAGCAGACCAAACAGGAAACCGCTCTCAGTGTTCGCAGGGAGTTCGCTAGTAAATTGGTTGATGCTGAGCTCAAATCCCAGCTATCTGGCAAGGTATTGGATGCTGGAGCTTTGCTTTCATTTGACAAGTCCTCATTCATTCAGGATGACGGCAACATTGACTCAGAGGCTATTCAGTCATGGGTAGAAGCGCACAGCAACACTACGGAAACCCCAGCACCTGATTTAGGGCAGGGCAACCGTGGCAAGAATCCATCAAAGGCTCAAATCCGCAGTAGAGATGAGCTTTCCAACATGTCACCCGCAGAAATCCTCCAGGCCCGTAATGAGGGCCGCCTGGATACTCTGATGGGCAAACTATAAGAGAGAAGATAAAACATGGCGATTGATAATTTCATCCCAGAGGTGTGGGCGGCTGGTGTTACCCAGTCTTTCATTGCTAACCAGGTTGTTATCCCAACCCTGAACACTCAGTATTCAGGTGAGGCAACCCGTGGCAACACTGTCCACATCATCAACGCAACAACCCCAACCATCACCGACTACGCCGCCGCAGGCCGCACCATTACGGCTGAGGCGCTGGCAGACACTGAGGTTCAGCTACTCATCAACCAGGAAAAAGCATTTTCTGTAAATGTTGATGATGTTGACCGTGTTCAGGCCGCAGGTGAGTTCAACGCTTGGACTGAGGCCGCTGGCCGTGCCCTAGCTGAGGATGCTGAGGAGTATGTCCTAACCCAGATGTTCGCTGGTGCTAGTGATGCAAACACTGGCTCTGTAGTGGTTGACACCGCCGCTGAGGCAAAGACCGCTGTCCGTGAAATCCGCAAGACCATGGCACAGAACAAGGTTCCAGCCAATGGCCGTTTCATTGTAGTAAACCCAGAGTTTGCTGACCTACTACTCCAGGACCTGTCTGATGTCAGCACCGCTGGCTCCAGCTCAGAGCTCCGTGACGGCGCTATCCTCCGTCTCTACGGCATGGATGTAATTGAGAGCCCGCTGACTGGTCAGACTGACCCAGCCGCTATTGGTTACCACCAGGACATGGTTGCATTTGTCAACCAGGTTGAGAATGTAGAGAGCCTACGCAACCCAACTAAGTTCGCTGACATTGTGCGTGGTCTCAATGTTTACGGCGCAAAGGTTGTCAAGTCTGAGGCTGTCGTAAAGTATGTATCTGCCTAAATAGGCTAACCGCTGGGGGGCTGGCTAACGCTGGCCCCCTGGCCACACACTAAGTTTTTCAAAGAGAGGTCCTGATGGCACTAGCCACAATTTCAGATGTAGAGGCCCGCCTGGGGCGCAGTCTGACTGTTGCAGAAACCAGCAAAGCTAACGCCTACCTGGCTGATGCCACAGCGCTGTTTGTCCAGAGAGCTGTCCAAAAGTTTGAGGTGGCAGAGTCCACTGTTCGCCTATTCCCTAGGGATGGCGTTGTCCGATTGGTTCAGCGCCCAGTTATCTCCATTGGTTATGTCAGAGACATTGACGGCGTGGACATTGACTACACCTGGGATGGCCGCCAGAGCCTTTATGACCTGGGTGACTTTAGAGGGGTAGTTGTCAACTATGAGCACGGCTCAGCTGACATCCCTGATGATGTTGTGGCAGTTGTAGCTGGCATGGTTGCCAGGACCCTTTCAATCAGCCCTGATGCGGCGGCTGGAGTTCAACAGCAAGCTGTTGGTCCATTCAGTCAGTCCTACGCCTCATGGGCCGTTGGAGCTCAGGTAATGATGAGCCCCGCTGAGGTCAAGGTGGCAGATTACTACCGTGGCCTTTCTTTCCGCTCCACATCTATCATGGGAAATGGCAACTATGGAATCAATTACCCAAATCCGACAAAGTTCCAGCGGGACTGATGCCTACGGTGAGCCAATCATTGTCACTACTGAGACAACCCTAGAGGCCAAGGTAGCGGCTAGGACAGGCTCTAAGACCGTGGGAGCCGCTGAGATAACAGTGACCTCAGGGCTAACTGTTTACTTGCCGCCAGACACAGACATTCAAAATGATGACATCTTTGTTGTCCGTGGTGAGCGCTATGTCCTAGATGGAGAGCCCTTTGACTGGCGCAACCCATTTGGAGCCTGGACACCAGGAACGGTGATAGACCTACAGAGGGAAGTCAATGGCTAGCAGAATCCCTGGGGGGCAGGGTGAAGTCAAACTAAATTTCAAAGGCATGAGAGAGCTATTGCGCTCTGATGACCTGGGTAAAATGCTGGAAAAGCGTATGAGAAAAGTCCAGGCGGCTTTGCCTGGCAGTGAGCTAGAGGTCTCCAAGTCACCAACCCGTGTAAGGGTCAAGGTGCTCAGGGGCTCAGACTATGAGGAAGCTAACACTGGAGATTTGTCAAGGGCACTTGACTTGGCAGGTGGAGAGCGTGGCACTCAGGTAAAGACCCGCAAACCAAAGAGAGGTGACTAATGGCTGATGCCGTAATTTTTAGCGACATTATGGCGCACCTAGTTAGCCGCCTAAACACTGAGCTAGATGCTCAGGGCTACACAAGCACCAGAGTTGGTATCAAGGCAGATGACAGCGCCTCACAGGTGATTATTCGCCGTGACGGCGGCAGCAGAGACAGCAAGACCCTTATGAGCTCAGTAATTGGTGTGAACATTTATGAAGCAAGCTACGCCGCCGCAGAGGGATTGGCTCTGATGGTGGAAGCAATTTTTGATGACTTGCCAGATGGAAACCCCATTGTGGCAACCTCTGTTCAGTCCTCCATCCAGGATGTGACAGACCTAAAAGGCGAGCGCAGATTTATGCGTTTCGCTGTAACCCATAGAGGGTCAAACCTCTAACTAATTAGTTAGGAATAATAATGGCATTAGATTCAGACAATGTAAGAGTTGCGGTGACTGGTGCAGTCTATGTAGCCCCAACAGGAACTACAGGACCAACCACCTCCAGCTCAGCTTTGGATGCGGCCTTTGTGGACCTGGGCTATGTATCAGCTGATGGAATCACTGAGAACATTGACCGCACCACAAACCAAATCCGTGCATGGCAGAACGGCTCCCTAGTCCGTGAGGTCACCTCAGAGGGAACCTACTCTGTGGACATGACTTTCATTGAGACCAATGAGGCAGTCCTAGAGCTTTACTATGGAACCGCTAACAGCTCTGGTGAGTTCAACATTGACCCAACCAGCACAGGTGGCCGCCAGTCATTTGTAATTGATGTTGTAGATGGTTCCAGCGTGGAGCGCATTTACATTCCAGCTGGTGAAATCACCTCTGTTGGAACCCGCACTCTAGCCTCAGGTGAGGCAGTTGGTTACCAAGTAACCATTACCGCTTATGCTGACACTGGCTCAACCAGTTTCACTAAGTGGTTCAGCACCCTAGAGGCTTAGTAACTTCCTGGAGAGTCAAATTGCGGCGGCTCTCCAGGTAAAATAGGGGGTGGGTCCTAGTGGCCCACTCCCGCCGCAAACCGCAAAGAAAAGAGCCGTAATGAATTACACAATTGAACACAAGGGTAAGAAAGTTACCCTCCCAGCATTTACTAATCTCCCAGTGGGCGTGATTCGCAAAGCCCGCAAAATGGATGTAGATGAGCAGATGTGGTTTATGTTGGAGACAGTCCTAGATGAAAAAGGCATGGCAGTGATTGACAGCATGAGCCTGTCAGAGTTCACAGAGGCCATGAATGGATGGACACAGGGAGCCCCACTGGGGGAATCATTGCAGTCCTCCAAATCCTAGAGGACTATAAGCCCGCATTTACTTATGATTTCAGAGCCAGGTTTGGTTTAGGCCTGGACTCCCTGGGGAATACGGTTCCCTGGGATGAAGTGGTCAGCCTGGTAGCTGTCCTGTTGAGGGACCCTACCAGCTGGCTACAGACAGCCAAAAGCGAGTGGCAACACCCCATTAGCTATGACTGGACAATAGCCGCCGCAACCTATGACTTGCTTGCTCAGGTCAACTCTAAGAGGAAACCCAAAGCATGGCCAAGGCCGTGGGGTGACCCCAACTCCCAAAGACTGGGCAGAACCCGCAGGGATGCTAAAGCTATCCTGAGAAAAGCTAAAGATGGAGACATTGAATGGCAGAACAAGCCTACGCCTATGTGACACTCATCCCTGTAGCCAAGGGATTCCAGTCAGCTGTAGCCAAGGAACTTGGCGGGGCTAAGGGCGTTGGTAAGACCGCTGGGGAAAAGACGGGTAAGACATTCTCCAAAGGCTTTGCAGGGCCGCTCAAAGGCCTGGCAGTGGCTGTTGGTGGCGCACTGGCCGCAGTGGGTGTTGGTAAATTCTTTGCTGATTCCATTGAAAAGGCCTCTGACCTTGGCGAGTCCATCAACGCTGTCAATGTTTCCTACGGTGAGTTTGCTGATGAGGTCTTGGCGCTTGGTGGAGATGTAGCCTCCAGGCTAGGTCTAAGCACTACGGATTTCAACGCCGCCGCTGTTAGGTTCAGCGCCTTTGCTGAGCGTGTGGTTGGGCAGGGCGGCAATGTTGCTGGCTTTGTTGATGACATCACTACCAGGGCCGCTGACTTTGCCTCTGTATTCAACATTGATGTGTCTGAGGCGCTCCAGGTATTCCAGTCTGGTCTATCGGGTGAAGCTGAGCCGCTAAAGCGCTTTGGTATCAACCTACTTGATTCAGAGGTTAGCGCCTATGCCTACAGGGCTGGCATTGCCTCTGTGGGTGAAGCACTTACTGAGACTGAGAAAGTCCAGGCCCGTTACGGCCTTTTGCTGGAAAGCACAGCTAAGACACAGGGTGACTTTGCTAACACCTCTGATGGTCTGGCCAACTCACAGAGAATCCTCCAGGCTAATTTCAGCGGGCTCCAGGCACAAATTGGTGAGAACCTTGCCCCAGTCATGGCAACCTTTGTCAGCACCTTGGTTCCCCTGGCTGACACTATCTTCCCCAAGATTGCAGACTTTGTAAACACTCACCTGGTCCCAGTCCTGGACAATGCGGCTCAGAATGTGCGCCGCCTGGTTGGGCAGTTCACCTCTGGCTACCTGGACTTTGATGGAGTCCTAGACAGGATTACCGCCAAGATTCGCTCATTCTTTGAGGGCGGCGGCCTGACAGATGCCTTTGAGACCCTAGCTGGTTATAGAGAAACAATTTTCAATGCTGTGCTGGAGGCCGTGCCTGGCATCCTTGAAGCCTTTATGGAGTTCCTGCCACAGCTAGTTGACTTTTTCATGAACACCATGCTCCCAAGATTGCTGGAGCAATGGACCATTATTATCAGGCAGTTGCTTGACCTAGTAGTGACTTTGCTACCTCAGCTGGTGGAGACTCTGGTTGAGATGATTCCAGACCTACTTGATGGTGCTATTGCGCTATTCAACGCCATTGTTGATGCGTTGATTGAGATTACTCCAGACCTCATTGATGCTGTCATTGAGTTGCTCCCAAAGATTACTAGCACATTGCTAGACATGCTCCCAGAGCTTATTGATGCGGCTATGGAGCTGTTTGCTGGTATTGCTGAGGGAATCATTGAGGCAACGCCTGTCATCATTGATGCGGTCTTTGACCTTATCCCAGTCATTGTGGACACCCTCATTGAGAACATCCCCAAGATTATTGAGGCTGGTAAGCAGATTGTTGTTGGCGTTGCCAAGGGCATTTTTGACAACGCTCCACGCCTAATTGGCGAAGCTGTCTCTAGCCTGGGTAGCAACATTGTCAACGGGTTCAAAGATTTCATGGGCATCAACTCCCCAGCCAGGGTGATGATTCCTTATGGAATGATGGTAAGCCAGGGCGTGGCCCAGGGCATTGAGGATGAGACTGAGGCTGTAGTTACAGCCGCTACTAAGATGGGTAACGCCGCTACCAGTGCCGCTAAGGCCGCCGTGGAGGATTTCACATCTACCTTTGAAATCATTACCAACATTCCTAGCATGCTCACTCAGGGCATGGAGGAAGCCTTTGAACTGACAGTGGCTCAGGCCCGTAAGATGGCTGATGAAGTAGAGGGATTCTTTGCCAAATTTGATGAGGCTGGCAAGCTAGTTCAGTCTTACAGCGGCTATGGTGTCGAAAGTCTAGCGCCCACCAGGGCTGGTGGAATGTTTGACACTGGTAAAATTACTGACACCCTAAATGCTTTAGAGCGGGCTGGGTATAGCAATGTGGCCCAACAGGCCTTTGGCGGCTCATTACAGCAAGTTTTTGATGCACTATTACCACAGGAAACTTATTACAACCCCAAGACTGGCATGCAAACTGTTGTTAGTCCAGGGCTGACAGAGGAAGCACTAGAAAAGGTCCTGGGTCCTGGGTTTGAGGCTTTGCCAAAACTAGACAAGTCCGTTGAGGAATTGACAGATGTAATTGATAGCCTAAATGACCAGGTTGCTCAAAAGGGGCTTACACCCTTTGCAGATGGCGGCCTGGTTACAGGACCAACAGCGGCACTGATTGGTGAGGCTGGGCCTGAGGTAGTCATCCCGCTAAACAGATTTGAAAGTATGATGGGCATGGATGGCAAGGGTAAGACCATGAATTACTATGCCGCTCCAAACCAGTCACTAGATAATGAGCAGGCCCTGTTCCAGGCTATGAGGCGAGCTAAGGTGGTAGCTAATTGGTAAATGTGAACTATTCATTAGTTGGCGCTAACGGTGATGAGATTAGCTTTGACTACTCCACCTATGTTCTAAACCAAAACTTTGTGGGCTTTGGCATCCCGCCAGCTCAGGTAAGAATTGAGAACAGTGCTGGTGATGGCGGTGTCTGGAGACACAGCAAGCGTGGGGTTAGAGATGTGGACCTACCAATCACAGTTCTTGGGACTGACCGCAATGATGTTCAGACCAAGCTACGCCGCCTGAGTCGCTTGCTCCAGGACACCTCTGGCCCAACCACTATCAAAGCTACCTACTCCAGTGGCGAGTCTCTGACCCTAGAGGCTCATTATGTGGGCGGCGCTGAGAGTCAGTGGGGAACAGATGCTGGCCTGGTATGGAATAAGTGGGTGCTGTCTTTCCAGTGCCCTAACCCTTACTGGGAGTCAGATGCCCTAGAGGAATTTAGAGTCACCACGGGCAACACTGGGCGTGGCCTATTGCCAGAGCTAAGCAAGCTAAAAGTAACCAGCTCCCAGGTCTATGGTGTTATCACCGTGGACAATGAGGGAGATGTGCCAGCCTACCCAACCTGGTTTATCCGTGGCCCTATCTCTGATGTTGAGATTAGCAACGGCACTCAGAGCTTTAGTTTTGTTGAGAGCGTGGCAGATGGTGAAACCATCACAGTCAACACAGCAACTGGACAGGTGACTGATGACCTTGGCACTAACCGCTACAGCATCCTGGGCCCAGCTCCAAAGCTATTCAGAATTGAACCAGGTGTGAGCTCTATCTCTGTGAACGGTGTGGCCGCAACCCAGGCCGCTGAGGTTCGCCTGGATTACTCACCGCTCTATGAGGTAGTTCACTAATGCGGGTTGAGGACTTAGTTGTTGAGGTCAGAGACAGGTCACTAGACCGCATTGGCGTTATCCCTGTCCAAGACCTAGTGGGCGCTACATTTGTGGTGCGCTACAACAATGTGGGAACCTGGTCAGTAACAGTCCCCTATAACAACCGCCTAGGCGAGTTCCTAAGACTTCCTGGCTATGGCATTGTGGTAACTGGTCCTGGAGACCAGGTGCTCATCTCTGGGCCTACGCTGACAGCCAAGCTAGAGCAGACCCAGGACAACACTGATGGAACCTGGCTCATTGAGGGCTCCAGTGATGACATCATTTTGTCAGAGCGCCTAGCTTACCCAACTCCATCAACCGCAGATGTGACGGCACAAACCAGCGGCTATGACATCAGGACTGGACCAGCTGAGACTGTCATCAAGCAATACATTGATGTCAACATGGGCCCAAGTGCTCCAGCTGAGCGCACAATTCCTTACCTAAACATTGAGGCAGATGCCGCCAGGGGAACTACGCTAGCGGCCACAGCCAGGTTCAACCAGATTCAGGATTTGATTTATGACCTAGCCCAGGTTGGAGAGCTTGGCTACAAGGTCACACAGCAAAACGGCACTCTAGTGTTTTCCATGTATCAGCCACTGGACCGCAGTGAACTGGTGAGAATGGACATCCAGAACAGAAAGCTGTCTAGCTCCACTTACAGCTATGGCACAGCCAAGGTCACCAGAGCCATTGTGGCAGGCCGTGGTGAGGCTGAAAACAGAATCTTTATAGAGCGCTCTAACGCTGATTCACTAAATGCTGAGGTGGCTTGGAACCGCCGCATTGAGGTGTTCAAGGATGCCCGCCAGTCAGAGGACACTGATGCCCTAAACACCGCTGGTGATGAATTGCTAGTGGACCTGGGTAAGACCATCACTGAGATGAGCGTAACCCCATCAGATGACCAGACCATGATTTATGGCACTGACTGGAATTTGGGTGACCGTGTAACCGTGGTGGCTAACCAGATAGAGACCACCGCTGTGGTGACTGAGGTTGGAATTCAGATTGCCGCAGATGGCGTGAGGGTTGGCGCTACAGTTGGCACTCCAGTTGGCATAGAGTTTGAGTCTAAGGTGCTGGCAAAGCAACAGAACCATGAGGACCGCATTAGCAACCTAGAGCGGTCTAACAGCGGTTACGGCATCAACACAGGCTACATAGTTGAGGGTGGGACCATTGGTGGCACACCACCTATCTTTGACCCTGATGACATCATTGGCACATTCAACCGCATTGGTAACCTGGTTCATTTCACTATAAATGTGGACTTTGACAATGTGACAGATTTTGGAACAGGGCAGTATTACCTAACCTTGCCCTACCCAGCAAAAACAGATTATGTGTTTTCAAGCGGTCACCTAGAGGATTTCAGCGCTAATGATTTTTACCTGATGCTTGGTCAGGTAGATGCTGATTCAAATGTGATGAAACTTTTTTACCTTGGGTCTAACGGGCTCATGCAAGCATTTGAACACAACGCTCCAAAGACACTAACGGTGGATGACCACTTTGACATTTCTGGCACTTACGAAATAGAGGGATAATACATGGCACAGTCATCATGGCCTTTTGAGAACATAGACACCTCTGAAACACAGTTCTCACAATGGGCCCGCAACATTGGAGAGGGTGTCAAAACTGGCGCTCTCAACGAACTAGAGGTGTTCGCTGACTCCACAGGCATGCAAGTCAAGGCTAAGTCTGGCCAGGCTTTGGTCCGTGGTCACTAC